CATTCGCTGCTCTTGCTTGGGCTCCTAAGCACACGGCAAAACTCTATAAAGGTTAGTTGGTTAGGTCCATGTTTTAATTCCCGTAAAAATTTGAACCCAAGGAATTTAAGTAACTTAAGATGGACAGTGTTGCGTTTATCAACAATGTTCCACAGTAACTTATCTGGTTGTCGTTCTACATAACGCTTAGCTTCTCTAGCAAACGTAATAGGTGATTCTTTTATAGCATTAGTACATAGCATCCATATTTGACCACCAGGGTCAACACCTGCCATACCAGCAGTCTTGCCGTTAGGCACCGTGAAATACACACAGGAAGGCTTATGAACAGCGTCTAATAATGCGGTGGTAGAATCTATCCCGTGACCTTCTTCGACCTCTCTACGGTCTTCTGGACGGAGATTAGAGGCCACCTCTATGGCAGCCTCCCTTGTTATTGGGTGAATGTATTTAGACACGCTTATAGTATTTATTTGAGTAGTCTCCTTCCCAGTTTATAGAATATAATGTAGAAGGAGTTGGGTGATTGGATTTAAGAGTAAGTGTTAAGTTTGTATTCTTTTCATATACTGGTAAGGTAACGACTTGTTCTTTATCTATACCTACAGTATTGACAGTATAAGCATCTGCCATGATTGATTCAAACGTTTCATTATAATCTGGTTTACCAGTACGTTTTAGTGTTGTATTATATACACCTGTAGGACCAAGACTCATCTTGATACGGTGTAATACTAACGAACTTTGTATATCGGATCTAAATTTTTCTCCTACTTGTTGTACGACATAGAAGTTAGGAAACTCTACTTCCATATCAAAGGCATAACCTAAGACAACATTAAATGCTTTGTTACTATCACTTGTAGTCCAGTTACCAGGGATCTTGATTTTAGTAGTACCAGCATCATCGAATGTAGTAACTTTAGATACTAAACCATTGAACTCTTTATCTGATCCTGTAGATACAGCAACAGCATATAATTGTTCTGAAGCATTAAAGTTAGCCGCTGTATGGTCAAACTTTGTATAGTCTTCTGAAGCTACATAAGTTAAATTAGTATAAGCAAAGCTCTTAGAATTATCTAAGTGAACTCTATAAGTATCATCTTCAACAATGGTATGAGAGTTATCATCTAATTTAAGACTAAATTTTTGCATGGTATAAGTGGTACCATTTTTGATAACAACATATAATGCATCATCCAACATAGCTATATGTTGTATGTTTCCATTTAATTTCCAGGTAAACCAAGCTTGTTGTACTCGTCTTTCTCCTGTTTGGAAATATCTAAATCCATATAATTCAGTAGAGTTTTTAGTACAAAAGAAAATAGATCCGTTCTCTCTTGAGTTAGCTACAAGATTAATATCTTTAGGAAATAACTTAGAAATAATTTTACTTTGTTCAAATATATCTGGCTGACCTTCTCGTAGCACACTTTGCATTTCAAAGAATCGTGTGTACTTACCAGCATTATCTAACCAAGCTATAGTAGTACCTAGTGATAAAGGGTTGGTATTGAAGTTAAAATTATAGGAAGATACAGCATTTATCTTAGCAGTTATTGGACTAAGGATATCACTATCCGTGGTTAACATGAACTGTTGATTCTTAGTAAATAAAATTAAGCCTGCGTTAACTTGTATACCATCATAAACAATAGCTGGATATTCAGAACTAGTAGATATATCAATCATATCTGCAGAACTATTTGTTAAAGCTGTCTTACTCCAGAAGTTGAAGAAATCTCCAGGTTGAGACATAACTACGTTCTCATCACTAAGCAAAACTAATCTATTCCTAAAGAATAGCATTTTACTAATATTATTCCCAACAAAAGAAGCTCTAGGATTAGTACCTCCTTCTCTTGTATCACCTACTAAAGCATTTTCCCAAGTAACTTGTTTAACAGTAAACGTACCATTAGCTTCTCTGATTAGCTGTATAGGCATGGTAGCTGGATCATAAGCGACAAGCTGATTAGGCATTACACACTCTTCCCAGACACCATCTCCATCTCTATCGTTGTTTCCGTAGAATTTTAAGTAGTAATCATCTTCTTCAGCTTCATTATTTGCAACTTTAACTACATAACCATGTCTACATTGTTTAGGTAAATCAGCTATATCTCTAATTGAACTAGATAATACATTCATTAAATCCCCAGAGGGGGTACTTATATTAAAGGTTCCCTCAGATGTAGGTCTAGTTATATAAAGACCATTTCCTACGATCTTGACATTAGCATCTGTGAAATTATTAGTGTTAACAATATCAGATCTAATATCTCCTAGAATACTTTCAGCAGTTACTGTAGTTTTAGTATCAAAGGAAGTTGGGTTAGGTCGTATTACACCTAAATTACCTTGTACTTTAGCTGTACTAACTTGGTCTATAGTTATTTTATATTTACCATCTTTCATCCAGATAATAAAATTATCACCTACTTGCCAACCTGCTCCACCAAAAAGTAAATCATGTGTGGTAGTATATCTAGCTTGATAGGTTGTTTGAACTGGATCTGTAGAGTTGTCAGTATAAGGTACAGACTGACCAGTAGTGGTTATTCTGAAGTAAAGATTTGAACCTCTATTAACAGAAGAACCATTACTATCCTTAACATCTATAGTAAAATTACCGGTTTCATTTATAGCATCGGGATCATCTAATGTTGCTCCATCACTTATAGAGAATATTTTTGTAGCAACATTAGGTGCCCATGAGTCTCTACTGTCACCTGCTGTATCATCACATCTATGATCATTACCACTTGTTCCCCTACTACTTCTACTAACCATACCACCAGAACTATTACAATAATTATTACTAGAGCATTCTAAGATTACGCTAATTCTTGTAGCAGTTTTAATTTCAGTTAAAGTGGTAGAATCAAATAAATTAACTGCATATTGATTAGCATAAGCTACCTTCTTTAATTCAAGGTACGCCTCTGGCTCTCTAACAGGTTCTGTAGTTGTAGCCATTGCTACAGTTTTATTTCTATTAGTGAGATAGGTATAGTCGTTAAGAGTAAGAGTTTGTATATCTGAATCAGTAATAGTACCACCAGAATTAGTCTGTTTAAGGTAGTTCTTTAATGCTGTAGCTTGACCTGACTCATAGTTAACCGTACAAGCAGCTCCTGTATCACACTTCCACATCTTGATCTCACCAGTACTTAACTGGATCTGACCTATGTATTGTTCGTTCTCATCTCTATAGTAATGAAACCATTTACTGTCAGTTGTATAAGCACCTAAATTATTACCAATTAATCTACCACCAGGTCTTTTTAATAGACCATGTGTAACATCAGGTATTACATTTTTAGCAACTCGTACCTGTCCAGGTATTTTTAATTCGTCAGGTTGTTGTGAGATACCTCCAACATAGTTAGGTATTTGTTGTGTAATACTGGTCATCTTTGAAGTGCTGCATATGGTTGATAAGGTCTATAACCACTCTTGTCAGGGAATCCCATATAAGAATGATCACCTTGTAAACATTCATACTCCATACAAGTTGCTCTTGTTTGAGCTTCTTGTTGCTGAAGTAGTTGTACTAATTCTGAATTACTTACTAATTGAGCTGCAGCTCTAACTGAAGCTCGTGATATTATATATCTTTTAAATGCACTAGGTAAATCTTCAAAGGACCAAAGCCAAGTAATATCAAGGAATACACTATTATCAAATTCATAAGTTTGATTTATTGTATCCCATAATCTACCATTTCTTCTAACTAAATTCTTAGATCTGTCTACACTATCTTCATGTAAATCATATCTTAATACGTTAGATGGGATAGTTATATATTTAGTAGTAGCCTCTGGTGCTTTCTCAACATTATATTCTACATTAAATACCCAACCTTCATTCTGTACATCTTTATTTACTTCAGTCAGTATATTATATATAAATCCTATTTCTGGATTCTCATAATTTAATGTTGTTACTGGTGATTGACCGATAGCTCCCAGGATTGAGTTCACTGCGGATAGTTCTGTATCGGTGTCAATTGTCGTGGGAGTTGTCATAGTAAAAAAAAAAGGGAGACCGAAGCCTCCCTGTATAAGTGTATAAATCAGCCGTTAGGTGGCGTTAGTTGGATATGTAGTACCGAATGCGGTAGGAGCAGTTCCTCCGATATAAAGTTCTACTGCTGCTGCAGGGTTTAAGAAGTCTGCACCCATTGCCAAGCGACCAAGAATTACGTCACCCTGATAAATCACGGAAACGTCTCCTGAAGTTACTTGAACTTGTGGGCCAATAGCTTCTACAACTGCTGCTGCCTCTTTCTGGAATATCAAACCACATGAAGTGTTGAAATCAGTAGAGGCACCGTAGTTGTTGTTTAAACCATCAACTGAAGCTCTACCATCTTCAATAGAATTACCAACAAAGTCACCTAAATTACCAGGTTCTATTTCACCAGTAGTTCCACCATAATCAACACCATACTTAGATAAGAATGGGATGTTCATGGACTTGAAGATCTTGATGCCAGCAATTTCAATAACGCCTTGACCAGACTGCAATGCAGATCCTTGTGCGTCTCTATTGATTAGACCGTTCTCTCCAGTCTGTTGTATTAAACTGTAATACTGACGTGGGTTGAGTACTGCACAACGACCTTGAGAGCTAACGCCCTTCTCGTCCATTGCTGCTGCTGCATCATAGAATGCATTAACTAGTGCAGTTGCACTGTAAGCGTCAGATTCATTTGTAGTTGTACCTACACGAACCTGTGTACCACCTGGTTCTGCAAAGTTAGACTTGCTAACTGGTGAAGCTTGTCTTGCACCTTTAGCAATTGATCTGAAGATCAACTTGTCATACTTCTCAGCTAGAGCGTAACCAATCTTCTTAGAGATCTCTCCACGTAACTCATAATGAGCAAGTGTTTCATCTAATTCGTAAACGAAAGCACTAGAGATTAGAAGGTCATCAATTGTGACTGTCTTCTCTGCTACTGGAGGTGCACCTTGGTCGTTACCAAGTATGCTTTGACCTGGGATATGGTACTCAGCGGTTGTGCGACCTGTATAGATAAACTGTAAAGACTTACCGTTTTTAATGGTACGCTTAGTTACTAGGTCTCTTGCGATTGTATTATGTTGGAACCCTTTGAACAGCTCGCCACTGAACAATTTTAAATAGAGGGCTCTCTTATCATTAGCACCATTAATCTGACCTAATTGTGTCAGCTGTGCTGGATTGACGTTTGACTGATGATCAAACGACCCTGGATATGCCATTTTCTTTTATTTTAAAATGTATTGAATGTATAAATCATCATCGTGCACAATTTTAATTCGAAGTTTTGTGGTCTTTCCCACCGTCTAGACGGCTAAAGGGTATCCTGCGTACAGGGCCAGAAGCCAAAGCGAGTGAGGGGAATCGAACCCCTGTTAAGTTAGGTTGGAAACCTACTTTCTTCCATAGTCACTCGCACGGTTGCACAATAAGGTGCTGCCGTATAATGATAATTGGTGTGTTTTACTTCTACCCAAATAAAAAAGGATAGCAGTCCGAAAACTACTATCCATAATTCATTAAGATTTTTCAGTGGATTCACTTGAAGTTTCTTTTTCTTCAGTTTCTGTAGTGATAGGAGTTTGCTTCCTACCAGTAGTAGTTGCCTTTAAGTGGCGTACATTTTGTGTCATTAGAAAGAATACTTAGCTCCTAGTTTTGTACCGTAGGTATTATCAGCATCTTCAACTTGGTTGAAAGATACTTCACCATAGACGCCAAGTTTATCTGTAGCAGAGACAGAAGCACCAAGCTTGCCAGAGAAATTAGACTCTGCATCAACGCCATCAGCAGCATTAATTGTTTTACCGCCTTGTACATAATATGCAAGGGAGCCCAATTCATTTTCATAACCTATGTGTAGGTCTGTAGCTCTTGATGTGTAATCTGAACCAGTGTAGTTAGCATTTGATTCTACATTAACATATGGTCCAGCCATTGCAGGTGTAGAAACAAGAGTGGTTGCTAGGACAAGTGCAAGTTTTTTCATTAAATTAAATTAGATAGTTTTAGTGTAAGTGACACCACGATACTTTAGTTTTACA